CCCACGCCTGTTTAGCAAGTTGTTCACTGTGCGCCATGACAGAATTAATCTCAATGTGATACCAGTCGCCAGTTTGAAAATTGCCTGCAATCCAACTACCGCGATCACATTTCCAAGACCGCCTAAGCGCATAATCAATCACTAGTTCTATACCTAGCGTGTCGGCGTTTTGTAAAAGTTTTGTTATGTACGGTAAAGATTTTTGTCTGCCCATATAAATACTTTTGCCGGGAGTGTTAGCGATCATTCGATAGGACAAGTCAACTGCAAGACCTTTTGCATGATTGCTGATAGTGCCTGGTTTGTTTTTTATTTCGCGCATCATCCAACTGCCGTTATTCCAAAGTGATTTGTCTGAATGTTTTATTGCGCGTGTAATCCAATAGTCCATGCCAGCCAACGGCCCTTTTACAATGGGCGCTGCATTAACTGTGTAAGGTTTCACTCTGTTTTTTTGTCGTCAGGTATAAACATGCACGCAAGATCAGGGTCACCAATTTTTGTACTAATCCACGCAAGCACACTGGCTGCGACAGGCACAATAAGACCGATAAGCACGGGGTCAACATTGTTACGCGACATCGCATAAATCATGATGCCTAACAAACCGCCTTTAGTTGTCTGGTCACCTATTTGTCGATGTGATCTGTTAATTTTTTTTGTGTTCATGACAAAATAGTTGACAGTTCATCGCTAGTAATTCCAAGCCTGTCAAGAATAATTTGGCGCTTGTCTGCTGCTGCTTGATCTGCTTTAAGTTTTGCTGCAGCATCTTTTTTAGTTTGCGCTAATTCGGCTTCAAGTTCTGCTAATTCTGTTTCGTTAAAATCGCGCGTAACTGTTTCGCCTGTGATGCAGTCGTGAATAGTTTTTTGTGGTGTAGTCATAATGTCCTAACTGTTGGCGTAACCGTAAATTTTTACTGACCCAGCCGCAAAAGTATTAGCGCCACTTAACGACAATGTAAACGCTGTAAAACTAGTGGTGCTTTGATCGTTGCATTGTAAGTTAAAAAATTGTGTTGCTTGTGTCATTTCAGAAAACATGATTGTGTTTTGCGATAAGAATGGGCCGCCTACAGCCATAATCATGTTAAATTCTTGCGTTGTGTTAATACCTGCAAGGTCAATGATGCTTGCGTTAGTGCCAGATGAGTTTACAGTTTGCGCGTTACCTGGGGTGCTGTAGTTGACATTGTAGGTAAGAGTTGTTGAACTGCCTAACCTGATTCTTATTGTTGGTGTGCTTGCAGCCGATAAAATTCCTAAAAATGTAATCATGTAAGAGTCATAAGTTGCGCTAAACGCATTGCTAAAAGTTTGGCTGTTACCTGACAGCGAAGCGCCTGAAATAAAAGTTAAACCACTCGACGCTGTAGGGCCTGCACTAGGGAACCACAACGAAACCCCAGCGCTAGTAAAATACAATGTGCCAGACCCGTACTGCGGAATAGTTAAAGGCCCAGCACTCGACACAGTGGCAGTGCCAGCCGTAACAGTAGTGACACCTGCACCAATGTTTTGTATTACTAAAGTATCGCCAGCGCTAAACAACGATGTATTGACCGTGACTGTGTTTGGTGAAGCAACATTCATAACTACGCGTGTGCCCTTGTCGGCGGCTACAAGCGTGTAACTGGCGGTCTTAGTCGACACAGTTTGGTTGTAGTCGTTGGCTTGCAAAGCGCTCATTTGATTTGCAGTTAGGACTTGCCCTGCTGTAAATGTTTGTATTGCCATATTGCTCCTTAGATTACCCTAAAACATTGCCTGCGTTAAGTATGCCGTAAATAGCGTCATCAAGTATTAACTCAAAGACGATCGTGGTAGGGCTAGTAAACAGCGCAATGCTGTGGCCGTTGCTTATGTTTATGCTGTGCTCAATACCTTCAATGGCTAATTCTTGTGCCAGTTCTGTAGTGCCAGCACCGCTAGCAAAAGTTTTTTCTACCGTGATCGTGTCGCCAATATCTATTGTTGCCAGCGTGTCGCGCTGGGCTGTAGTCAACATGTTAAACGCAGTTTGCACTGATGTGTAACGCGCTTCGGGTTCGCCAGATAACAAATACTCTGCCAGTGACAGCGCTGCCGCGTTATTGTGTAGCAACGATTCTGTAATGCTTTCAGTCTGTATAAAGTACACGCCCTGGCTAGCTAAGTCCTCTGCTACCTGTGGCGTGTTACCGCCAGCGATAGTCACTGACGCGCGATTAACTACCTGATCTGCTTCAAAAGTTATGCCGACACCGTTGTACTTAAAATTTGTGCCGTCATCGTGAAAGTCTGCAACCGACCCTGACAGCGTGTTGCCTAGCCTTGCATCAAAAGTAATGTCGCCATCTCGAGACATATAAAGCCTGCCTTGCTCGGCCTGTTGTATGCGCGAGCAATACTCTAAAACATTCGTACCGTCTGGAATTGTGTAGGCAGCTGCACCGCCGAGCGTCTGTGTGCCTGTAGCAATGTCGCGCTGAGCAATAGGGAACGCCACTTCAGGTCGGTCTAACACCGCGCTAAGTCGAACGCTACTAAGTTGCTCGCTGACATTAAACTCTGCAAGATATGTTTGTGCCAATAAATAAAAGTCGTCTGCACAATAAACAGTGACCGTATCAATACCGCCTAATGCGAAGTTGTAGTCATAGTTAACGATGTAGCCAGTAAATAAATACTCTTTAACATTTGTGTTGCTGTATCGAGACAGTTGCACTTTGCGCATAGGCGCTAGTCCCGGCTTTTGTGTAGTGCTGTCCCAGTAGGGCGACTGCTGATCGAAGGGATTGAAAATACCGTCAGTGTCAAGCATGGTGAATGACATAGTGCCAGCGCTAAATTGGTCGCCTTGATCGCGCCTACCGCGTTTCACACCGACAGTCGTGCAACCGTCTAACACCTCTGCATAATTAGTTGTACCGTCAAGCACATACTGCGTGTTGTTTAATACACCTGCAACAGCGTCATCTAAAATAAATGCGTCTTGCACAAACCCAGTGTCAATTTCTAGCGAATAATTGCCAGACCCGACAACAGCAACGCCAGCCACTACGCCACCTGAATATTTGCAGGCCCAGCAGACCTGTTATATGCGCGCAAAGCATTAACAACTGCTTGACCTATTTCTGCGCTAGTTGCAAGACCGCCAGTAACATTGACTGTTACGCCACCGCCCATGCCTGCACCAGCATTAGGGCCAGTTAACGGAATAATTGCCTCTGGGCCTTTTTCGCCAACCATAGCCAAAGTAGGTTTAGTCACAATTCCACCGTCAGCAAAGCCGGGAATGTTTATACCGCCTAAATCAAATCCGCCAAGACTCTCACGCAAACTATCTAATTTGCGTAACATGCCAATGAGTACACCTAATGGCCCGGTGACAATCATGATCGAGTTACCGAACATGTCAAATGCTCGAGACATTGCAGAAAACTTAACCTCAAGAAACACCATTGCTGCAGTCAACGCCACTACAGCGGCTGCAACTAACACAAATGGGTTAGCGGCTGTCACCGCGTTTAGCGCGATAGTTGCAATCTTAGTTAGCACGAGTGTTGCTTGATAAATTTTCATAGCTACATTGGCTGCAATAACTGCTGTAGCAACTGCACCGACAACGCCTATCAAGATTAAAAATGTTGTTGTGTTTTGTTGTGCCCAATCTGCAACAGGTTTAAGGATTCCAAGTAAAGCTTGCAACGCTGGCAATAACGCTGCACCAATAGATTCTTTAGTTTCATCTAACGCAATTGTCATACCTTTCATTTGGCCTTCAAACGATTGCGCTGCAACAGTTGCGGAACCACCAAACGAAACAGCAAGCGCCTCGGTAATGTCAGTCATTGTTGACTCAGAGTCAATTACACCTTTTAGCGACGGGTCTAGTTTTGTTAGCGCGCTAGTAGACCCGTTGTAAGCCTTACCAAGCGCAAGTGTGACAGTTTCTAAATCTTTACCAGTAGCAGTACTGATGTTTAACGCAGTCTCTAAAAGTTTCTGTGCCTCTTCTGCAGACCCAGTTGATCGAGTCAACGACGCCATCGCAGGCCTTAACTCGTCATCAGTCACCGCAAACGCGCGAGACGATGCCGATATAAAATCTTCCATGCTGGCAATCTGTGCATCAGTTGCGCCAGTGCTCGTGCGCAATTGTTGCGCTAATAGGTCTTGCGCTTTTTGATCTTCAACCGCTGCTTTAGTCGCCAGGCCTAAACCTGCAGTAAGACCGCCCAGCACTGCGATAGCCGGGACCATAGCCTTCTTTAACGCAAAGCCTGCCTTAGCGCCAGCGCCTTCTAAATCTTTGAATTGCGCAATTGCTTTTTTGACACCTGCACCGTCGTATTCTGAAATTATTGGTATAGATAAAGCCATTACATGCGCCTCGCAATCATGCTTGAAACACCGTTAATCATTTGTTTCATTTCACGCTCAATGCCTCTACGCGCACGATACACCGCAGGCCCGATTACTCGAGTACGACCAGTCTGCACTGGCATACCTTCTCGGCGCAAACTTGTGTCAAGTGTGTTTGCATTTGCGCGACCTGCAGTTTCAAACACTGCAGCTGCTTGATCTTTTTGAATAATAAGAATTACACCTACCGCGTTACGCCGAGTGTCAAATTTCATTTGCACACCTTTTTGCGCGTCAGCAACTCTAAACGCTTTAACTTTGCGACCAGTTTTTTTAGATGTCCACGCATACGCCATACCGCT